TAAAATGCAAAAACCATCGTAGTCTACAGTTGGCAAAATAATGTCATCACCATAGACAGCGTTCTGATCCCAAGATATAAATCGAGGGATATTAGAATTAAAACGATGGTACGCATAAAGAAGACTCGTAAAGATAAGTGTCATTAAGGGAAAAGTAAAACCATTCCCCATAGTTGACATCATCCTAACCCTCTTAACTCCGTGGCCCGGCACATGTATAGCCGGAGACCGCAGAGCGATAAAGAGGTCGAACCAGTCTTTCGGGAAAAGCGACTTCACTAAAGGCAAGGAGATTCTATCCGATGCGGCTTTAAGATCGATAGTTGAAAGACTACCGTCGAAGCTGCCTAGTTTTGCTAGGGCAACGTTCTTTTCTTGTTGTGCATGGATATCCAGGCCGACGCGCTTTAGGACTCTGTCAAGGTATGTGCCGGCAGCAAGCTGCAAACACATATTTCCAGAGGGTTCTATTGCGATCGTTCTTAATGAAGTTTCGTTCTTTGGAACTGTCGTTAACTTAGAGCAATCGACTACCGTCATGCCACCCTCGTTCGTCGCATCAATGCGACTAAGATAGGGGTGGGTAGAACGGAGTTTATCAACAAATTGCTCGGCATTCCTTGTGTAACTCATCGATTGATTAAGCTTTTCGGGGGTGGAAAATCCAGCGGTTTGAATGCTGGCACCCGGTCCGAATCGCCATAGATCATAAAGATGAGACAGAATAAGCGGCTGTTGAATGCCGTCCGGTTCAAGAGAGGAATTATAACTCTCCAAAGCTTTCGCGATGAAAAGTCGTGCTTCCCCGAGTATTTCACACGGAACGGTCAATTGAATCGCACCCATTGCTTCGTTAGTCGCAATGAATGAGTCAATAGTAGCCGTCTTAAGTTCTGGACGTTCTACCAGGGCCTTCTTCCGAAGACGCTCTGATAAGCGGGTTCTTGCGAAATTGCAAGTTCCCGACGCCGCAAGGTCCGTTAACATAGCTTCGAAGACGCCCATAAGGCGGCCTTCTCTTTCTTTCTTTTTCATTGAATATCTCCAAATGAAATTGATTAAGGTTGTGCCTCTGAATTAGAGAACACCTGAAATGATCGTATCAGCTATACCAGCGGCTTGGACGCTCCCTGTACCGAAGTGCAGGGAGATCATGGCACGCAAGTCTTCTGGCTCAAATGTATCTGAGCCAGCAGGAACCTCTATCACAGTCGTTATTCTGGCTGTAATAGGGTTCTGGTTAGTAGCAGGAAGAACACCCTTGCGAGTAATCAACTTGTATACGTTCATTCCAACATTCTTAATCACGCCAGTCACAGGATTTGCTTGAGGTAAGACCTTAAAACTTACAGGTCTAAAGAAACTCAAAGTAAATGGCTTAGACACAGTGTTAACGTCTACGCCTGTTTGAGTACCACCAAGAGCAGTTACAGCGTATTGTTTCCCATTAATAGAGGGAGCAATATCTGATGCAATGGTATAAGTTGGGCTTGTTAAGCCCGTTACTGTGGCACCGGTTACTGGAGATGAAGGATTGAAAGACATAGAAATGTCTCCTATTGTTGGTTAAAGTGGACGGCCACTGCGAAATACAGCAGCCAAGTTAAGCAACTTTTTAGTTGCATTGCGGCCTACTTCATCAAAAGATCTGATGCGTAGACCAGCCCTGGGAAGGGCAGCGAGCTTCGTTCTCTGAAAATTGACATATTCCGCGGATCCAGGAATGGATACTTGGTTTAATATCAACCCATTCGTAGTGAATGGGACTACAGAGATATTGGAGCCACACTTTGCTTCAAACTTAACAGCTTTATTTAGATACACCGTAACCCCGGGAGGGATCACGAAAGTATCGTCCATATAAGCGCCCGCGGTCGTGAAGTAATCAGCGACCCACGAGTATGGCACTAACTCCCAGCCTAGGGCTGGTAAATTTCGGGCGTTAAGCCCGAGATGAGTTAAAATGTCATAGTTATTACCAGAGAGGACGTTGAAATCAAATCCTCCTGTGTATTTGACACTCCACTTGGCATGGGCGTGAGCCTGTGTCCTAGCGTAGTGGCACGTAGAGACGGTAGCTTGTATGGGTTTCCCCACAATAAAGCTCTCTAGTGCAGCAAAGCCGGTCAATCGTGTTGAGTGACCAGATCTTGTGAGATAGTCGTCGATAGATCGAGCTATATCTCGGGCATCGCTAATCAGAGGAGAAACTCCAAACGAATAGGTCAGCCATATATCGGAAGCGTATTTAGAACCGTCGGCCTTATTACGGAACTTTGCGAGCGAAACCAGCATCTTGGAAGATGCTTCGGCGGCGCCAACAATGGTCTTTCTAAGGTCTTTAAGTTCAGCTATCGGCACAAGGGAATTTTTATTCCCAATGTTACTCGATAGTTTACGCTTGATGGAGGCGAGAGCCTGCGCATCAACACTAGCCGGTACGGCAACTGGCAGAGTAAGCCTGTAAAAGGCAAACCTGCGCACCTTGACGTCGAAAAACCTCGATTCCCATGGTAACTCATGGACCAATTTGGCGCGTAATTGCGCCATCTTGATCTTAAAAGTACCCTTACGGGTGTATGGGAGGCTAGCGTCCTGCCTTTTGGCGATCTTGATCCGGTAATTTGGATCAGAAGATCGAACGATAACGCGTTTTGCAAATGTTTCAGCAAAGAATTGGCTAGCAAATTTAGTCGTCTTACCTTTGACGGTAAGAAGAGATAAGATTTGGGCCCATCC